GTCGATGACAGCGCTCTGGGTTTCATTGACGGTCTTGATCACCCAGCGCCCCCAGTTGCGCCCCACGCCGTCGATCAACGGCAAGGGCACGCAACGCGCCTGCAGCGCCCGCAACTCATCGAGCCGCTCCATGGCGAGGCCATGCATGGCCTTGCCGGTGATCTTCAAGGTTTCCAGCTTCTGCCCGCCCTGATGGGTACGCGGCTTGCTGACCAGAATGTTCAGCGCCGTCCAGCCGCCATCGGTGGTGCGCACCAGGGAGTCGTAGGCGAACCCCCGGGACAGGCCAAAGATGAAGTCTCCCAATGCCATCTGCTGTTTCATCACGCCACTCCATCGGTCAGCGCCGCGCCACGGCGCACGGCGAGTGAATCGCCCATCAGCGGCAGCCACTGCGCCTGCAGTTGCTGCACCACCCGGTCGGCCAGTTGCTGGGCACTGGCCTGGTCCTGCCCGTAGATCTGCACCACCGGGGCAAAATTGATCTGCCGGTTATCCGCCTGCGCTGCCGCCAGGTTCTGGCTGACCGCTGCGGGCGCGGCGAGCCGATCCGCCTGGCGGCCAAGCTTGTCACCGAGCCAGGCACCGGCTTCGCCGCCGGCCAGGCCGCCCAGCGCCCCACCCAGCAGGCCACCGATGGCTGTCCCGACACCGGGGAAGATCAACGTGCCGAGCGCCGCTCCGGCACTCGCCCCGGCATAAGTGCCCGCCAGGCCGCCGCCGACCGAACCCACGGCGGCCCCAACCTTGGCGGAATCTCCATCACGCCAGCCCTGGACCACCTCGACTCCGGCCTCGATCAGGCTCAAGGGCCGGAACAACTTGCCCATCAGCTTGCCTGGGGCCCCTGCTGGAAGTCGCGGCGCCTTGCCAGCGAAGCGCCGGCCCACCGTGGAACTCACCCGTTCAGCGGCCAGGCGCGCCATGGCTGCCGCTCGAGCGGCCAGCCCGGACGTCGCCGTTGCCAACCGCGAGGACCACTGGCCGGCGCTGGCAGCAACCCGGGCAGAAGCCTGCCGGGTCATCGTCGCCAGCCGGGTCCCCAGGCCAGACACCGCCGTACCCAAACCCCTGCCAGCCGCTTGCACGGCGGCCGCACTCCTGCCCGCCAGGCTCGATACGCTCGAAGCCAGGCGGGAGAACACCGGGCCCAGCCGTGAGCGAATCCCACCGCCGCCGGCACCTCCCGCCGGGGGCCGGGGCCCGCGAGCCTTCTTGCCCAACGAGAACAGATCACTGATATCGCTGTAGAGGCCCTTGAGCTTCACCGCCGCCGAGACCGCGGCCACCGATACCGCCAAAGCAGCGGCGACATGGGGCAGCATCTGCGCCAGCTCGCCGAGTTTCTGCAACACCGCGCCAGCGCCAGTCAGCGAGCTGCCATAGTCCGCCAGTACCGCCGAACCCACGGAGCTCTTGAAGCCATCGACCTGGGCATCGAGCCGGTTCCACTGGGCCTGGGGTGTTTGTGCGGCCTCCTGGGCAGCCTTGGCCAACGCCCCCCGGCCATCACGCAGCGAACTGGCGTACTGCGGCTTGTCCGCCACCAGGGCAAAGGCCTGTGCCAGCCCGTCCAGGCGTGGCAACAGCGCCTGCAACGCACCGTTGTCAGCGAACAGCTGCGCGGCGATGGCGCCCTGGCGTTCGACCGGCTGGGCCTGCAACGCCGCCAGCACCACCTGGATCGTCTGCGGCGCCTGGGTTTGCATATCGTGGGCCACGGTTCGTGGATCGAGCTTGAGCTCACGCCAGGCCGCAAGCTGCTCCGGCGAGGCCTTGTCACCCTGGGCCAGGGCCTGGCTGAACTGGGCGAATGCCACGCCGGCACTGGCCTGGTCGGCCCCGGATTTGAGCAAGGCCGCCAGCAGCGCCGCCGCTTGCTCAGGGGTCATGCCCGCGGCCACACCGCTGGCGCCATGACGGCCGAGGATCGAACCGATGTCCGCCGCGGAGACCTTGAGCCCGCTGCCCAGGTGCTGGGTGGCATCGGCCAGGTCCAGGCGCTGGGCACGATCGAGCTGCATCGCGCTGCGCCAGCCCAGCAACACGTCGCCGGCCTGCTTGACCTTCAGCTCCAGCCCCGACCCGAGCAGCGCGGCATCCCGGGCAAAGTCCAGCACTTGCTGCGGCTGGTACTGGGCCGAGGCGCCCGTCCCCTCGACGCCAACCCCGGCCTTGGCCGCCGCCAAACCAACCCGCAGCAGGTCGGTGGCGGTGGCGCCGGTGGGCGCCACCAGCGGCTCGTTGGCCAGCTTGATGTGCTGCTCCACCATCTGTCGCTGCTGTTCGGCGGTCAGCGGCAGCACCCGCTTGAGCTCCACCATCGCGGTCTCCAGGCCGATGGCCGGCTTGAGATGGCTCAGGGACCCGTTGTCCAGCACCGAAGCCCGGGGCGCCTGCGCCGCAGCGGGTCCGGCCAGAGCCTGGCGGTCATTGAGGGTCATCAGCAACGAACGCTGGGACACCAGCACGCCCCTGAGGGACTCCACCACCGCCAGCAGCCGTTCCTGCCCGCGAACCAGCTGCCTGAGCCCGCCGCCAAGGACGCCATCGCCCTCCGGCAGAGGGGCCGACCACTGCATGGCCGCCTCGACATTGGCGGACAGTCCGCCGGCCTGCTGCACCGCGGCGAACCTCAGGGAAAAATTACCTTGTGCCATCGCACGCTACTCCTTGTTCAGGCCAAGGCGGGTCATCGCTATGTCGTAGCGACGCAATGCCTTGCCGGCGTCCCACTCCAGGATCTCGACCTCGGTGACCGAGTAAATCAGCGGCACCACATCGAGAATCACCTCGATGTCGCGCTGCGAAAGAAGTCCGCCGGTTTGTTTAAAAAATCGTCGATGCGCACCTGCAACTGGGTCCAGTCGGGCACGGTCAACGTGGCGAGATCCGGGATCATCAAACCGGTGCAATGCGCGGTGATGAACTCGGCCCGCTCCTTGGGCGTCGCCAGTTTCTTCATCACCTTGGTGGCCCGCAGTGCCGGCATTTCCAGGGTCAGCGACGTCCGGCTCTGGCCTGCCAGATCCAGCGGCAACAGCAGCGGTACCTGGTCCGGATCGACCTGCTCGTCCTGCTCCAGGAAATAGGCAGTCGGCCGGGTCGACATATCGTGTACGTACTGGGCAATGCTCACGTAGTCCGGACGCTTGAGCTGGTCCAGCTCCTTGTCAGAGAGCCCCGTGGCGAGCTTGGCTAGGGCGAAGAACTGATCGTCTTCATCATCCCCGGCACGGGCCAGGGCGTCTTTTTGCGCCGCGTAGAACAGCGGCTTGAGCGCAATCCGCTCGAGGGTGCTGCCATCGTCGCCGGTAATCGGCGTGAGCAGCACATGGACCGGAGGTGTCCAGGACATGGGATCAATTCCTTGGAGAAACAAAAACGCCGCCGGCGACCAGTCGGTCAGGCACCGGCGACATGGAAGGCTAATGCCGATCAGTCAAGGAACGTGTAGGAGCGAGGCTTGCCCGCGATGGCGTTGAGAGCGCTGCATGTATCCAGTAAACACGCGCTACCGTTAACGACCATCGCGAGCAATCGAGCGTCGACCGGCTGCTCCCGCAGGGGATCACCTCGCTTGACTGACCGGCGTTGGCATGGAGGAAGAGTTGCGCCGTTTAAGGCAGCAGCACCGCACGCCGCGCAGCGCCGAGGATGTCGACTCCGTTGAGCATGAACTTCTGGGTGCGCACATCGACGTCGATCACCGGCACGCCGTTTTCCAGACGGTTGTAGGTACGGCAGCTCAGCTCCAGGGTGGTCTTGGGCTGCTCGCCCATCTTCAGCGTGGCCTCTTCCAGCGACTTCAGCTTGCCGCCCACGGTGTGGTAGATGAAGTAGGTGTTGCCGTCCTGGTCCTGCCCGGCTTCCCGGACGTTGAGCAGGATGTCGTCGCCGACGCTGACGCCCAGGGCCAGCATGATTTCCGGGCCTGCGCCCTGCAGCACCAACTTGGCGCCCAGGACCTTGCCACCCTTGGCCATTTCCTCGCCGATGAAACGCCCACCACGCATTTCCTGCATCTCGAACTCGATCTTCGGTGGCGTGAACTCTTCCACCGTCGCCGACAGCGGCAGGCCTTGCAGGGTGGCCGCGATGGCCTGTCTGACTCGGTTGGTAAACATTAGAGAACGTCCTCCAGGAACTGCTCGATGATTTCATCGCGGGCATTGAGTTGATAAATCATGTGCTCGTTCGGCGCGTAGCGGCCGTAGTCGATGACCACGTACCAGGTGCCGTTCTTGTACTTCTCGACGCTGTTGAGTTCGGGATGCAGGTAGACCTTGCCACCCGGGATGGTCTCGTCGGCCACCAGGGTCTGCAGCCAGTCGTTGATGCGCTTGACCTCCTGGTCCATGAACGACTTGGTCAGGTTCTTGGCCATGGCTTTCTGCCCGGCCTTGACCAGCTTGCGGCTGATGGCGTCTTCCAGGCCCACGTAGCTGATGAACTTGCCGGTGATCGAACGGTTGCCCAGCAGCGAGAAGCCGCCCAGCACGGTACGTGCGTAGTAGCTGATGCCATAGCGGTTGAGCAGGTCGCCCTCGGTGGAGGTGTCGAGGATGTTGTATTCGACGCTGCGCGAGACATCTTCGGCGAAGGTCACCTGGTTGCCCGGGCTCTCCCACTGCTTGACCTTGGCCAGCGCCGCGATGGCCAGGCTCGAAGGCGCCAGGAACACATTGGCCTTGGCCGCCTTGGAGTACACCGCCGGCAGGTTGTGCACCACCAGGCAACGGTCGAAGCCAAGGTCGGCGCCGCCCAGTTCCTTGCTGTACGCCACCTGGTCGGCGACCGAGGCATCCTTGCCATCGAGCACCACCCGCGCCTTGATGCGCTTGCCGAACGCGGCGAACTCACCGGCCACCGCCTTGCTGCCGGTGAAGCCCGGCGCGCCGATGATGGTCAGGTCCTCGGGCACGCTGCTCAGGGCCGCCAGGCCCAGCTTGCGCCCGGTCACCGCCTCGTCGCCGCCGATCACGTTGTTCAGGGTGTCGGCCGGGGTCGCGCCCTCGTCGACGATCACCACGTAGACCGGCACCTTGACCACCTTGAGGATCTGCAGCACCGCCTGGAACAGCGTGCCGGCCTCGGCGCCGGTGGGGTCCAGCAGCGCCTGGGTGCTGAAGTTGCTGATGCGGATCGGCGTGTTCTTGGCCAGCGAGGAATGGGCGTGGGGCGCGGTGCCCACCAGGCCGATGACGTTGTCGCCCAGGCCACCCATGGCCTCGGGGGATTCGCTGGCATTGACGGTGATGCCGTTGTGCTCGAAGTT